ACTGAGAGCCTTTCTGCTTTGCGCTATGCGGCCGAGTTCCTTGGCGTCGAGTTTGGGCAGCTTGAAGCTGGCATTCTGCGGTTGTCGCGGGGCATGGCGGATGCACCGCAGAAGTTCGACGCCCTTGGCATTTCGGTGCGCGATGCCAATGGCGCCCTGCGCCCGACCGCCGAGGTGCTGAAGGAAGTCGCCGACCGGTTCCAGACCATGCCGGACGGGGCGGAAAAAACCGCGTTGGCGATGGACCTGTTCGGCAAGTCCGGTGCCGCCATGATCCCGATGCTGAATGCGGGGTCAGAGGGCATGACGGCCTTGATGGAAGAGGCCCGCGCGCTTGGGCTGGTCATCAGCCAAGAGACGGCGGATTCGGCTGGCAAGTTCAACGACAACCTTAACAAGCTTTATGGTGCGGCCAGCGGTCTGGCGGCGATCATCGCGGCGCAGCTGGCGCCGGTGCTGGAACAGATCAGCAATGTGATCGTGCAGCTGGCGCAGGGGTTTCAGAACCTGTCGCCCGAATGGCAAAGCTTTATTGGGTGGTCTGCTGGATTGGCGGTTGTGCTTGGGCCGGTTTTGCTCGGAATTGCCGCTCTGGTGCCGATCATCTCGCTGCTTCTCTCGCCACTGGCGTTAGTCATTGTCGCAATTGGAGCCCTGACAGCGGCCTTCATATATTGGGAAGAAATCGTCGCATCCGTCAAAGGCTGGCTGGTTGATCTTATTGACGGTGCTTTGACTTGGTTTGGCGAAAAGCTCGGCATTTCCGCCGAGAACATGGACGTGTTTAAGCAAGCCGCTTGGGATGCAATGACGCGTATTGGAGAGGCCTTCACAAATCTTATTCCCAGGGTCGGGGAATTAGCCGTCGCTATGGGGCAGATGGCTGCCGACGCCTATAACTGGGTGACGACGAAGTTCGAAGAGTTGGTGGTCTGGCTGGAGGCCCTGCCGTCGCGCATGCTGGAGATCGGGCGCAACATCGCCCAGGGCATCGCGGACGGCATCAAGGAGGGGTGGAGCGCTGTCACCTCGGCCATCCAAATCGGCAATGAGGAGGCCATGCTTGGCTTCCGGGAAGACTGGCAGATTCAATCGCCGTCGCAGGTTACCGCACAGTATGGCCGCCACATCGCCGAAGGTCTGGCGGTTGGGGTGCAGGAAGGTCAATCCATTGTCGGGCAGGCCGTGAAGGGCCTGAACGATACCGCGCAGGGGGCCATGCAGGGCATCGGCAATCTGGGGGACCGGGTGGGCGACATGTTCGCCACCGCTGCCACCAACGTGCTGACGGGTGTCACGTCGCTGCGCGAGGCTGTAGGCCAACTGCTGCAACAGCTGGCGCAGCTCTTGATCAACAGCGCGATGAAGCAGCTGTTCGGCAACATCTTTAGCGGTGGCGGCGGCGGTGGTCTTGGGGCGCTGTTCGGTGGCATCCCGGGCTATGCAAGCGGCACGATGAACGCGGCGGCGGGCTGGGCCATGGTGGGCGAAGCCGGGCCGGAACTGGTGCGCATGCGCGGTGGTGAGCGGGTGTTCGACGCAGGCCAGACCGGGCGCATGATGGGCACAGGTGGCGGTGACGCGGGCCAACCGGTGCAGGTGACCAGCAACGTCTATCTTGACGGCACGCTGATCCTAAGCACGCTGGAGACCTTCGAGGGTGAGCAGACGATTGCCCGTGTCGGGCGCAAGGTCGGGGCGTTCTAGGTGTCTGACATCTGGCGCTTTGCCCCCCTGATGCCTTTCACCGAAACGCTGTCGTTTCTGACAGATGTGCAGTCGGCGCTGGAAGCGGAAAGCCGCCCTTCGATCCGGCTGGGGCGGAACGTCTATCAGATGCGCCACCGGCTGGACAACGCGGGCAACCTGGAAGCGGAAGGCATCTTTGATGCCCGCCGCCCGACCACCTTCCGGGTGCCGGCCTGGGCCGAGGCGACCGAGTTCAGCCCGGTCCTGCCTGCAGGCCAGACGGTCCTGGCGGTCAATCCTGCGGGCTGGCGTGTTGGCGGGCAGGCGTACCTTTCCCGGCCCGGCCAGGCGGGCGAGGCCATCACCATCGTGGCGGTCGGTCCTGGCAGCATCACCCTGGCAAGCGCCACGACACAGCCTGCGCGGTTCGCCATGCCGCTGCGCGTCTGCAAGGCCATGGCCCCGCTGACCGGGTCGCGGATGTTTCAAGAGCTGTCCGAGCGGCAGACGAGTTTCGTGACACAGGACAATGTGGATATCGCAGCCCATGACATGCCAACGGTCGATGGCCTGATAGTGATGAATGATGCGCCCGTCAGTGCGCGGGGGACAGAGCAAGGCATGATCCATCCCGTCGAGACGATCGACGAAGGGCCGGGCGGTGTCGAGGTCTTGGCGCAGCGGGATGGGGTGAACCATCGACTGAGCATCGCCTTTACCGACAAGGGGCCTGCCGCCGTCTGGCGTCGTCGCCAGTTCTGGCACGCGCTGCGCGGGCGGGCTGCGGAGTTCTGGCTGCCAAGTTTCGTGCGGGATTTGCGGCTGGCCCAAGGCGTGGCGGCGGGCAGTCTGAGCCTGCGGCTGCTGGGGCAAGGCTGGTCGCCTGCAATCCTGGTCGGCCAGGTGCTGACGCTGGATGATGGCTTGCCGCGTCTGCACCGCAAGGTGACCGGTGTCGTGGTCGATGGGGCTGAGTGGGTGGTGTCCATCGCAGGATCGCCCGGGCGGGCTGTGCGGCCGGATGCCCGGGTGTCGATCGCGCGGCGGATGCGGCTAGACACGGATGACATTCAGTTGACCCACACGGTGCCCGCCATGGGCATGATGCTGTCAGGCGCTGCCTGCATCGGGGTGCCCTGATGGCCTTTGCGGATTTCGTGGCGCGCGTCTTTGGGAAGACGCCGGTCTTTGTCTACCGGATCGAAGTGCCCGGCGAGACGTTCCATCTTACGAGCTGGCCCTTTGACGGTGCGGCCTTTGGCTGGACGGCCAGCGCTGACCGGCCCGATGCCAGCTATCCGGCGGGGGTGTTCTTCGACTTTGCCGGGATCAACCGGGGCGAGATCATTGAAACCAGCGCCAGCACCCGCGCCGAGGTCTGGGTGTCGCTGCCGACTGCCCACCCGGCGATGGCCGCGGCGCGGCTGTCAGATGAGCTGGAAGAGGAAATAACGGTCACGATCTGGCTGACCTATCTGGGCGACCCGGATGAAGAATACATCACGCGGTTCCGGGGCCGGGTGACGGCGATCGAGCCGGGCAAAATCCTGTCGCGCCTGATCTGCGCCGATGACATGACAGAAATGGACCGGGCAAGTTCGGCGCAGGTGGCCAGTGTCCTGTGCCGGCATACCCACTATTTCACCGAAGCCGATGGCACGGGTTGCACCCTTGACCTGGTGGACTGGCAGCAGGCGGCAACCGTGACCGCGATGACCGGCCGCGTGGTCACCGTGGCGCTGGCCGCGTTGCAGCCGGATGGAACCTACTACCTGGGCATCTTCGAATATGACGGGCGCGAATATCTGATCGCGGACCATGTGGGCAACCAGCTGACGCTGGACCGGACCCCGCCCGGGCTGGCGACCGCAGTCGGCGTGGGCGCTGTCGCGGTGCTGATCGCGCCGGGCTGTGACCAGCGGATCGAGACCTGCCTTGGGCGGTTTGACAACGTGCTGAACTATGGCGGTCTGCCCGGGATGATCCGCGGTGAAACGCCGTTCGATGGCCGGAGTATTGCCTGATGTTCTGGCGTCTTGTCCTTGGCCTTGTCCTGCAGGTGGCAGCATCGCTGTTCTACAAACCGCCGCCCGGCCCGCAGGCCGCGCAGTTCAAGGACTTCCAGATTCCGCAAGCCAATGACGGAGACCGCTTCACCGATTTTGCCGGGACGATGTGGCAGGATGGGGCAGTGGTCGGCTGGGCCGGTGATTTCGAGGCAGTGTCGATCACCAAGAAGCAGAAGAAGAAATGACCGAAATCAGGATCACCTTGGCGGACTTTCGCAACAGCCGGTCAAAGGTGTGCAAGGACGCGCGCAATCTGTTCTTCCAGCGCTTTGGTCTGGACTGGCGCGCCTTCTGCCAGAACGGGATGACCGCCGACGAATTGCGGGTGCCCGGCCAGCACCTTGACCTGATCAACCGGCTTGAAGAGTCCGCACGCGAACGTCTGGGCCTGACCGTGCCAAAGGAAAACGTCTGACATGGGGCGCAGGAAAAGCCAGAAGGTCGGCAACCGGTACAAGTACGGCCTGCACCTGATCCCGGCCCGAAAGGCCGATGCCATCCTGGCCGTGCGCATGGCCGACAAGGTGTTGTGGGAGGGCGATCAGGGCAACGGGTACATCTCGATCGATGCGCCCGACGCCTTTGGTGGTGATGAGCGCGAGGGCGGGTTTTCCGGTCGGATTGCGGTCATGCTGGGCGGCGCAAGCCAGACGGCAAACGCTTATATGCAGGCCCTGTTCGGCGCCCTGACCCCGGCCTATCGAGGTGTGGTTTCGCTGATCTTTGAGCGGCCCTATTTCAATGCCAATTCGGCGAGATTGCCTGCGGTTTCGGTGAAGCAGGTCAATGTGGCGGACATTCACAAAGGCTGGCTGCCTGAAAAATGTGTTGTCGAAGTCGTCGGAAAGATTTCTGCTTCGGCAATCTACATTGCCTTTGACAATTCCAATTCGATGACGCCGACACGGCTTGCCACACAGGGCGCAGCCTTGGCGGGATTTGTGCGTTCCATGAAAGGGCAAACCAATTCGGTCAAGGTTGTAGCCCATTCAGGCACGATAAACGGGCGCATCGAGCGCCTTGATTGCACCGACGCCGACTATGAGGCTATTGCGCTTTGGATCGAGGGTTACACGACAACTGTCTTTGGTGGGAACTGGAACAATGCGGTTTCTGAAGCGGCGGCATTCTTCGCGGCTGATGATGTCGTGCCTCGGAGAATCACATTGGGGTCCAGCATCCTGGATATACCTTCAGTGCCTGGCATCGGCGGTCTTTTCGGTGGCGAGACAAAGCAGAGAAAGCGCCGCGTGGTCATCTTCACGACTGACGGCGTTCCTGATGCGGGCACGCCAGAGCTGGCCGCTGCGACCTTGGCTGCGATTGGCGGGGTTGAGGTCTTTGCGTTCAACATCGAGCTGACCAGCATCAGCGAGACGGTAAAGATCGACAACACCCCCGGTGATGGGGTGCCAGTTGTTTCGGGGTCTGACCCAAACGAGCTGCGGGTGGCGGTTTCGTCTGCCTTCCGGTCCTGGGTTGATCTGAACCCTGCCCACATTCAGCGCTGTCTGCTGATCGACAAGATGCGCGGCGGCACGGCCTTGCCCGAGGAAATTGGCGACAGTTTTGCCGTTGCTGCGGATGAATACCTTGTCGAAAGGTTTGGCCTTTCTGTCATTTTCAGCGGTGTCGAAGGCAACCAGAAGGACCGGATCGAGATTGACCGGCACTGTGACGCTGTGACTTTCCGCAGCCGCAAGACTGGCAAATGGGAACACAAGCGCATCCGGGATGATTTCGACCTGAGCGAACTGCCAGTGCTGGATGGCACGGTGGTCAAGGACTGGTCAAAGCTGCGCCGCCCCAAGCGCCGGGAAATGCCGAACAAGCTGACAGTCATCTACACCGATCGGTCTAACGGCAAGACCGCGTCTGTCACGAAGTCGAACCCCGTGGCGGTGCGGGCGGCCAGGGTCGCGCGCAAGGGCGACGATGCGCGCTATCCTTTTGTGTCCAACCAGGTGCTGGCCGATCGGCTGTGCGCGCGTGACGTGGCGGCTGGTGCGGCTGCGCTGCTGAGCGGGGATATTCCGCTGGCCTATCTGCCGGCGGACTTTGAGCAATCAACTGCCCTTCTGCTGCGCGCCCCGGAAGAGGGCATCAATGACGTGCCAGTGCGGGTGACGGAAATCCGGCATGGCGCAGGCACGGATTCGGCGGTGTGGCTGAAGGTGGTGGAACATCGGTTTCAGCCCGGGGCGCGGTTTGACCCGATCCCTGCCGTTCCGATCACGCCTGTCGATGACCGGCCCGTGCCTGCCACGCTGCGCCTGGTGGCCGAGGCCCCGTACCTTGTGCTGGTTCTGAGCGAAGGCCAATCATCGGTAGATGGGGCTTTGGCTGATGATCCTGATCAGGGGCGGCTGATGGCAGCGGCCGAGGCGCCGAACGCGCGCCACCTGGATGCGACGGTGGGTGTGGATGCAGCCGGCGGCTACAGCGAAGAGGGGCTTCTGACCTTCAGCCCCAGCACGGTGACGCTGGAGCCGATGCTTGCCGAGGCGGATCAGTTTGAGGTGCGCGTTGCGCTGAACGTAAGCATGGGCCGGGTCGTGGCCAATCAGCTGGCGCAGATCGGCAGCGAAATCCTGCGCGTGGACAGCCTGGTGATCGACGGTGTTGATCTGATCCTGACTGTAGGGCGCGGGTGCCTTGATACGGTGCCGCAGGCGCATGCCAGCGGTGCCGATATCCTGTTCTTTGGTCCGGGCGACGTGACCGAAGACACCTATACCGCAACCGAGGCTGTGGATGTGCGCCTGCTGACCCGCACGGCGAAATCCTTGCTAAGCCTGGCGGCAGCGCCGACTGACACGGTAACCTTTGCCAGCCGCGCAATCCGGCCCTATCCGCCCGGACGGTTCAAGCTGAATGGCAGCTATGCGCAAGACCAGTTCACCGGCGATGTGGTTTTGACCTGGGTGCATCGGGACCGGACGCTGCAGACGACCCCTGTGCCGGAAGACCATGATGATGCGACCATCGGGCCAGAGGCGGGCACGACCTACCGCGTGCGGGCCGAGGCGCTTGATGCAGCGGGCGACGTGATTTCGACCGTCACCGATGTGAACGTGGGCGCGCTGCTGACCTACGACTGGAATGACGCCACGGCGCTGCCGTCTGGCACGCTACGCGTGCGATTCAGCGTGGCATCCGTGCGCGGTGGCTATGAAAGCTGGCAGCGCCCGTCGATCACGTCGCTTGTCTTCTCGCCGCCTGGCGGCCTTACCGTGACGGTGATCTGATGGCCACGAGAACAGCACGCCTTGACTGGACCGATCTTAACAGCGGCGGCGCACAGGAAGATGAATTCCGCGTCTACCGGTCAACTGCAAGCTTTGACTCCAGCAGCTTGCCCGCCGTGCTGGCCACGGTCGCCGCCGATGTGGTGACCTATGACGACACGACAGCAGTCGAAGGCCTGACCTATTTCTACGGCGTGGCGGCGGTGAAGGGTGTGGCCATAGCCCTGTCAAGCGTCGTCAGCGTGACCATCGGCTTTGTTTCAGTTGCCGTGCGCCTGGACCTTTCGCTGTCGTCTGGCGATCTGGAAATCAGCCCTGACCGGTTGGGTTTCGTGTATAACGGATTCAACGCGATATCTGGTGCCAAGACCAATTACGCGCGGGCCACTGGAAAGTTCTATTTTGAAACTGTGGTTGACAATCTGGTCAAGGATGGTTCCAACAACTTTGCCACCGTTGGCCTGCAGCGCATTGATTTCGACTATGACCTGCAGGGAATCAGCGCGCTTGGCGTGGGGGTTTACCTGGCAGGGACGGCCAGCGGGCGGCTTTGGATCAATGGCAGCATTGCCGTGGATTTGGGCGTGTCGTCAGATGGCGACGTGTTTGGCTTCGCCGTTGATCTTGACGCCGATCTGATCTGGGTTCGGCGCAATACTGGAAACTGGAATGCCAGCGGCACGGCAAACCCCGCGACTGGCGTGGGCGGTCTGTCAATTGCCGATCTGGCAGGGCGAGCGGTTACGCCAGCATCGACCGTCTTCTTCGTAGAAGAGCAACACAGCTACAACTTCATCGCGGCGGATTTCGTCTATACCGCGCCATCCGGCTTTCTGGAATGGCCGACCGATGTAAGCGGCGACAATTCACTTGGCACATCGGTTCTGGATTCTGTTCGAAACATCAACGTGACCATGAGCGGCGGCAACCTGACAGCGACCCGGACGGCGGTAACGGCAGCGGGCCGCAGCCGAGATTACCAGAAGTACGGAAGGTACTATGCCGAGTTCACCGTCAATGCCTGGGCGGGTACTGGCGATTGCGTCGGTCTGGTGCGGCCCGAGGGTTCAGCCGGCGACATCGTTGGTGGCCTGAATGGTTGCTACTGCTACCGCAGCGGCGCGCTTTGGTCCAACGGGGCAAGTGCGGGGGTTTCCCTTGGCACGGTGGCCAATGGCCAGCGCGTGGACATGGCGGTGGACTTCGACGCCAACCTGATCTGGTTCCGCAGGGCCGGTGGCAACTGGAACAACAGCGGGTCGGCTGACCCTGCGACAGGTGTGGGAGGGATCGCGTTTTCCTTCAACGCCATGGCGCCGTGCATCGGCTTTGGCGGATCAGGCGGGGCAAACGGCAACAACGTGACGGCCAACCTTGGAGCATCGGCCTTCGGCGGCACGCCACCGTCAGGCTTCAATGCTGGCTGGCCGGTTCAGGCGGCCGCCGCGGTCGAGCTCAGCAGCATCTGGGTGGGGGCGATCGAATGAGCAGCGTCACGGTTTCCGCCCGGGTCAGCCGCAACGTCTCTTGCAGGCTGGCGGTGTCAACATCGCCGCTGATGACCAGCCCGGTTTACAGTCCTTCTGTCAGCGCTGCCTTCGGGGTTGCCAAGATGACCTGCAGTGGGTTGGCGGCAAACACGACCTACCATTGCGCTGTCGAGGTTGCGGGGGTTCTGAACCGGTCGCTGATCGGCACCTTCAAGACGCCGGCTGCCGGGGCGCATACCTTCAAGATCGCCTTTTCCAGCTGTGCCGACGACAACAGCAACCATGTCGTGCATGACCGCATTCGGACGGAAGCGCCGCTGTTCTTCATGCACCTCGGCGACATTCATTATCGAGACATCGCCGCGAACAACCCGGTCTTGTTCCGGTCTGCCTTTGACCAGGTGCAGCGGCAGGCGCGGCCTGCGCAGCTGATGCGGCAGATACCGACCCTTTACATGTATGACGATCATGATTTTGGGCCCAATGACAGCTGGTCGGGGTCCGCCAGTCGGGATGCGGCCGTCAGGGTTTACCGCCAGCGCGTGCCAGCCCCGCCCCTGGTGGAAACTGGCGACACAGCCGCGACCTACTACAGCTTCGAAATCGGACGGGTGCTGTTCATCGTCACTGACCTGAGGTCGATGGCATCGCAGAAGTCGGATTCGGACACAGCATCAAAGACCAAGATGGGCGCGGCGCAGAAGGCCTGGTTCAAGAACCTGCTTTCCACGGCCACCGGCAAGATCATCTGCTGGTTCAGCACATCGCCCTTCATCCCAAACACGACAGCAGGTGCTGATCATTGGGGCGGGTATCACACGGAGCGCGTCGAGATTGCCAACCATATCAAGGCCAATTGCCTTGGTCGCATTTTCATCCTGACGGGCGACACGCATGCTGTAGGCCTGGATGATGGCACGAATGGCGACTTTGCCACGGGCGGGGGCGGTGCCGTGCGTGAGTTCACCGCATCGCCGTTGGACCGCACGACCGGCACTTGGCCTGCAACCTACACCAGCGGCTACATCCAAAACCGGGGGCAATTCGGCCTTGTCGAGTTTGTAGATACCGGCGGGGCAACCATCACCGTCAACTGGACCGCAATGCTGCATGACGGCACCGTCCTGGCGACCCAGTCCTTCACCCGAACCCCCTGACCAACAGCACAAAGGAATTGACCCATGGCAAACGCCATCTACCCGAAGTGGAAGGAAGCCCTGATCAGCGGGGCTGCCAACGCGGCGCTGTCCGGCACGGTGCGGGTCGCGCTGGTCGATACCGGCGTCTACACCTACAACGCGGCGCATGACTTTCTGGACGATCTGGGCGCATCGCGTGTCGGCACCGATCAGACCCTCGCGAGCAAGACCTTTCTGAACGGCACGTTCGACGCAGCCGACGTGTCTTTCCCCAGCGGCGGCGGCGTTTCTGTCGAAGCACTGGTGCTTTACATCGACACGGGCACCCCGGCGACATCGCGCCTCGTGGCGTATTTGGACAGTGGCGTCACTGGGCTGCCGGTCACGAACTCGGGTGCTGTGAACATAGAATGGGACGCCGATGGCATCCTCCAGTTGGGGGCGTAACCGATGGCGATCACAACCGTTGATCAGCTTGTGAACGCGATGGGCAACAATTCGTCGCGAATCGTCATCGACAAGGCCAGTATCACCAACGCCGTCGCCGGGCAGTTTCAAAGCTTGTGGCGCGCGACGGGCCAGCCCGGGCAGGGCGCGATCCCAACGGCGGCGGCGCCGTGCGATAATACCCTTCTGGGGTCGCTCCAGTTCGCCCAGCAGACAGACCCGGCAACATCTTATCTGGCGATTTTGGAAGGGCTGTGCACCAACAACAGCACAACCTTTGAAGTACACGACCGGCTGATGCACATGGGCGGCTTGAATGGCACGCTTTTGACCGCGCAGACCGTCAACCTGGACCTTTTCGCCAACCTTGCAAACGATAACCTGGATGCCAGAAAGGGCGACGCCAACTTCTCGGATGTGACCTGGTGGGCAGAATGGTATGCCGACACGGGGGCAACAGCGTCTAACGCGACGGTAAACGTGACTTATGACGATGGCAGCTCTGGTGATCTGCTCGTGTTTCCCGCTGGCGCCACGACGCGTGCAACACGGATGGTCCCACTGAACGGGCTGATCCCTGCTGCAGCTGCGGGCAAGTATATCCGCGACATCAACACGGTCACGCTGTCTGCCAGCACGGGGACAGCGGGCAACTTTGGCTTCACCTGCACCCGCTATCGGGCTGCCCTTTACAAGCCGATCGCCAACGCACGCTTCACTGCCGATTGGGCTGGGCTTGGGCTGCCTGAAGTCGCCAACGAAAGCTGCCTGTTCGGAGTGCAGATTCCTGGCACCACTTCAACTGGCGCGGTTCGGGTCACTGGCAAGATCGTTCATGGCTAAGTTCTTCCGCGACTTCCCGCGTTTTGGTGGGGGCGCAGCAATATGGGTGGACGGCAGCCGGGCGGCAGTTCTGCTGGATGCCGAGTTCTTTGACGCGGACGCCGAAGGGCCGGGCGGCGCTACCCTCACCGCGCCGCTGCTGGCCGAACCTGACGCCTTCTTCGGTGGAACCATCACTGCCGGCGCGGTGACGCTGACCGCACCGCTGGTGGTCGAGGGCGAGACCTTTGGCGCGGCCACAGTTCAGGCCGCGGCGATTGCCTTGGTGGCGCCGCTTCTGACCGGGGCGGACACCTTCTTTGCCGGGGTCATCACCACTGGCCCGATCACGCTGACCGCGCCAGTGGTGGCCAGCGGCGAAGCCTTCGGCGCGGCGACGGTGCAGCCTGGTGCGGTGACGATCACCGCCGGGCTTTATGCCGAGGCGGACAGCTTTGGCGCGGCGCTGATCGCGCCCGGTGCTGCCACGCTGATCGCCGACCTGCTGGCCGAGGCGGATTGGTTCGGGGCGCACGTCTTGACGGCCTTTCCGCCTGGGCCGGTGCGCAGCGCGTTCCCGGGCTATCGGACCGGCGGCACGGTCCTGCAATCTTCAAGCGGTGGGGTTGTCTTGCGCAACCGTTCCGGTGGAACCCTGATCGAGGAATGACATGAGCGGCACTTTCAACATGACGCGCGGCGACACCGCGCCCCGGCTGGCCTATGCGCTGGACCCGACCGACATCGATCTGACCGGGGCGACAGTGCAGTTTTCCATGGGCCAGCGTGGCGCGGCCAAGGTCATCGATTTGGCGGCGGCCGTGATCGTGACCGAAACGGTCACCCCGACCGTGGCCTATGAATGGCAGCCGGGCGACACTGACGCCGCCGGCCTGTTCGAGGCGCAGTTCAAGGTCACTTACGCTGATGGTGAGGTGCAGACCTTCCCCAGCCCCGGGGCAATTGCCGTCAGCATCGGCGAGCGTCTGTAGTTACTCGCCCTGTCTCAACCCCGCCCGCCCTGTCACAGGGGCGGGCGTTTTCATGCCCGGAAAGGCGCAGACATGACTGAACCCATTTCACAGAAGGCCTGGCACGTGGACCGGACTATCAATCTTTCCATCGTGTTCATGTTCATCGCGCAATTCGCTGGGGGTATCTGGTGGGTCAGCGGGGTTTCCAACCGCCTCGACACCGCCATCGTCGCCAATGAGCGGCAGGAAGATCGGATCAAGTCGCTTGAGGATCTGATGAACGCGCAGGCGGTCAATGCAGCCACGCTGACCGCGCAGCTGACGGCCATGCGCGAAAGCCTGTCAGACCTGAAAACATCGCAGGCCGAGACGAACCGGCTACTGCGCAACCTTGTGCCACAGGGAGTGGACCCATGAACGAAGCGATTTTCTTCGCTGCGATCCGCAAGGGTCTGGCGACGCGCCTGACGCAGGTGCAGGTGCAAGTGGCGCAGGCAATCATGGCGCGGGCCGCTGGCCTGTCTATTGAGCATCTGGCCTACATCTTCGCCACCGCTTGGGGCGAGGCCAAGCTAACGCCCAAACGCGAAAACATGCATTACTCGGCCAAGCGCATCCGGCAGGTCTGGCCGCGCCGCCCCGAGGCTGTGGCCTTTGCTGCGAACCCGCGAGGCTTGGCAAATAGCGTCTATGGCGGGCGCTTGGGAAACCGACCCGGAACGGATGATGGATGGGATTATCGGGGTGGGGGAGTCGACCAGCTGACCGGCCGGGACGGCTACCGGAAAGTCGGGATTGCTGAAAAGCCCGAGAAGATCCTCGAACCCGAGTTCGCGGCTTGGTCAATCGTGCATGGCATGACGACAGGCCGCTACACCGGGCGCAAGCTGGCCGATTTCGGCGACGGGGCCGAATTCAATGCCAGATCGGCCCGGGCCATCGTTAACGGCGATGTAAAGCTGAACGGCGACACTTACGCTGGCTACTGGCGCGTGTTTCGTTCTGCGCTGACAGCCGCGGGCTGGCAGCCGAAGGCAACCCCCGCCAGCCTGCCGCCCGTCAGCGGCGTGAAGCCCGCGCCGCGGCATGCAGCGCCCCCTGCGGCCCCGCCGCCCGCGCCCAGCGTGCCGTTGCGCGACCCGGTCTCTGCCCCGCCCGCCGCCTACGTCGCGGCTGTTGCCGCCGCTGCGGCTGCCGTCTGGCAGTGGGGCGCTGACCTGATCGACCTCCTGACCTTCTGGAATTGAAAGTATCCCCGATGAAATTGGTCCCGAACGCGCGCCTTGCGTGGCGCTGGTTTTCCATGCGGCTGCTGGCCCTTGCCGCGACTGCACAGATCGCCTGGGAGACGCTGCCGCCCGAGGCATTGGCCATCATCCCGGTTGACTGGCGCGGTTACATCACACTGGGGCTGGTGCTACTGGCGATGGTCGGGCGGCTGATCGATCAGGGCACGGCAGCGCCGCCGCCGGATGAGCGGCTGTGATCCGGCTCTTTCGGGCGCTGACTGGTCTTCTGGGTGGCGGGCTGGGCGACCAGCTGCGCCGCGCCTATGAGGCCAAGCTGAACGCAGCCAATGACGCCGATCGACTGGTGGCCGAAAGCACGATCCGCGCGCTGGAAATCGCCCAGGCCAACCGGCTGGCCACCCCGGACAATTGGGGCGTTCGTCTCGCGATCGGCATTGTCGCGGTGGCCCTGTGCGGCCATGTGGCGGCGGTGGTTATCGCCTCGACCTTCCCCGCGCTTGGCTGGACGGTCCACGCCCTGCCGGCGCCCATGAACGATTGGCAAGGCACGATTATCCTGAGCCTGTTCGGCCTGTCGGCTGTCAGCCGGGTGTTTCGCCGGTGATGGAGTTCGCGCTTATCCTGCTGGCGCTGATCGTCCTGAGCGGGATAGTGCTGGGGTGAAGGCCCGACGCAGGCTGCCCTACTGGGCGCGGATCAGGGGGCGGTGACGGTTTACACCCTGCCCGCAACCCATTGAAGTCATTCAGGCCGATTTTGCCCCGGTTTACAGCGGCGCCCCGGCAGATCAAGCACTTAGCGCCGTCTCATAATCGCGAGGTCGAGGGTTCGAGTCCCTCCCTCGCCACCACTTCCCAAATCAGACGGCTTTTGCGGAAGTTGGTGGCAACACACCACGGCTGGACCGGACATCGTAAAGGGTTGTGCGACGCGGGGGGTTGTGATGAGCTTCGCGCCGAACAAAAACACTCTGGGGGGCGACGATGCGTAACCTTATCCTTGGCATATTGGTGGCCGCCGTCGCCATCCTTGGCTTCTTTGCCTATCAAAGCAGCCAGCAAGGCAATGCCTTGCAGTCCAGTCTGGCAGCCAGCACGTCGGCGCTGACGGCGATTGAGGCTGAGAAGGCCGCCCTTGCGGCTGAGGTGGAGCGGCTGCAGGGCTTGTCCGACAATGCTGCGCAAGCGGCGGCAGATGCAGCGGCAGCGGCAGAAACGGAAACGGCCGCCGTGGCTGCCTTGACCGATCAGGTGGCGGTCCTTGAGATCGACAGGGCTACGCTGACCGGGCAGGTCGCGGCGCTTGAGGCTGAAAATGCCGCCCTGTCCGAGCAGGTGGCGGTGGCCGAGGCCGAAGCGGCCGCGCTGATCGATCAGGCGGCAGGATTGCAGGCACAGATCGACGAAATGGCCGCCGCCGCCGCGGCTGCTGCTGCCGTTCCCGCCCCCGCTGCTGAGGCACCTGCGGCAGGCACGACCAACCCCTGA